ATTAAAATATTTCTTTCCATCCTCCATTTGATAGCAAGAAAAGCGGATATACCTAGTAATGCGATTAAGATGTAGATGGTCATGGGTTTTGAAGTATTGGTTTTCTAAAAATTTCAACGTAAAGATCCCGTTCTTTGGATGCCTTTACGATTTCGGCAAGTAGCATATCTTGAAACGGTTTGTCTGCTGTGATCTTTGTCCAGAACATTCGACTTTCAAGGGGTATGTCGTACTCAATTTTGTTTCCATCATCATCTACCTCTGATGATGTCATGTATCTCACAAGGTAGTGGGTGTCTACTTTCAGCGACATCATTTGCATCTGGGCCTGAACGAACATAGACTTAGGCACGTTCTGAAATTCGGGTTTTGATTCCTGAATGAACATTAACTTTTGTTCGAAGAAAGTTTCGGTCGGGCATTTCACATCGACAGAGGCAAGATATTTGCCTGAAAAGTCCACAACAGCAAAGTCTGGTGTTGATCCACAATTTTCATTGATCTCAAAAAACTCTTGGTTCAGATAGTCAACAATCAGTCCGGTTAACTCCTGAAACTTTGCCCCGGCTTCACCTTCATTCATGTGGCCGTGTTCAGTGTGTCGATTACTAAAATTAGATTTAGCATGACCCCTCACAATTTCTTCGGCTTTGGCGCGAATATATTTGTCCCGTGTTGCTCCTTTGCCACCGACTAAAAGAAGGTGCATGGATGATGCGGTAAATTTACCTAGTCTTTTATTGCTCAGATTCATTTTTCAATTGGGTTTTGATTTCATCAGTTAATGTAAAACGCTCTGCGATCTTGGCAATGTCTCCACCTTCACGAAGATGTTGAACAGCCGCCTTCCATGCCTTCATTTCAGGAGTTAAAACAGGCGGCAAGATTTGTTCTGCACGAACCCGCAACGCTTCAACTTGTTCGCCAAATGCGTCAACCATTTCGGCAAAGATTTTAATTTTCTTTCCAGCCCATTCCTCAATATAAGGAGTGCCGTAAATCTTTGTGATGGTTTTCGAGTTGATGCGGTTTAAGATCATTGGCTTCTCTGATTCGACCCAATGAACAACGGTGCATTCTTGTTTCTTACCACCTGTTCCTGTCACCTTTTCGCGGACAACTGATTTAATGGTAAGAATTTTTTCTTCCCCTGGAGTTAGTGAATACGCTCCAAGATAATCAGGATTGATTAATTTTTTCCAATGCGTTAAAGTACTCATTTTGATTTTAGATTTATGCGAAGTTAATAAACAGACTTCAATTTAGAAAGTGGAAACCGCGTCAACTTTGAAATCTTAACAAGGTCTTCTTTCTTCACCTTTCGATTACTAAAGTCTCCGTTATTCCAGTTGCTTAAAATACGTCTTGCCGTTGATGGCGATACTTCTGGAAATACAATCGTTGCAAGTTTTTCCTGTGTCATCTTATCACACTCTTTGCAAGATGCATTGTGATGACGAATAGCGGCTGTGATGTTGATGTAGGTTGTTTTCATTTCAGTAGTTCGGGGTTGTCGTGGATGTTTCCTATTACCTCATAAAGCGATCCGTTACCCATAACGCAAGAACCAAAAGGCTCAATGCCCTTTATATTAAATCCTTTGCCATGATCTACGAATTCGTCAGTGTCTATATGGCTGGGGTATTTCCATTCACCAAACACAATAACGTGCTTATTACCATTTGCGGCTATGATAAAATCCCCCTCATAAATCTCCTTTCCATCTTTAGCCAATAGTCCTGTGAATTGTCCGACTGTGGAGGGGTCGACAATGTGGTTTCTTACTTTTGAATAACTATTACCGTCAGTTTGTATTGCGAAGACAGGAAGCGGATCATTGCTTACATCGTTAGTCACATACACATTTAGTAAATTACCAAATAACCACTGTTCCGTGTCTACACACTTCCCGCGAAATTTAATTGTTCTGTTCATCGTTGTGGACTGTATTTAATTATTTCAGAATACAAAACTTCTTTCATTGCAGTGACAACGTGAAGTCGTTTGGTTAGTGTGTCATAGAATCTTTGATCCCATGCGCGTGAAGTTTCAGACAGACGTTTTTCAATCTGTGCTTTGCGTTCTTTTTTCTTGTGGAAACGGTGCAGCAAACTTGCCGTTTTGATTTCCGGTGATGAGTGTGATTCGATCATTTTATTGTGCTTTTAAAATTGATAATGCTTTTTCAAATTGTTCTTCGTACTGTTCTTTGGTGATTGTTTCATACCCATCCTCGAACGCTCTTTCAAAATTAGGGTCAAAAAGATTAATCGCAGCGTTACCGCCTAGTTCCCATACAGACACGGCAATATTTTCATCACGTACATGGTAGTATGTGCTACCGCACTTTGTGTAGCAAGGAACTTCAACAGAGCTTTCTTCTACAATTGTTTTTTTAATTGATAATGTGATTTTCATTTTATATTGATTTATTAAGTTCCATTTGTAATTCTCTAACCTGTGATCTAGGTAGTTTGTGCCATTCGCCATCTGCGTCTTTTGCATCTACCTTGTCAATGGTGAATTTTAAACGGTGATCGTACCAATTAGTTTCGTCTGCCTCGGTGTCTATTCTACCAAGTGATACAACACAAAATCCTTCAACCCAATAGTCTCCAAACTCATCTGATATAATAACGCGATCAGTGTCGCCAATGATTGTTGGCAGTGATGCGTAGTTTAAAACGTGTTCGGTTAAGAGTTTGATTAGCTTGTTCATATTGATTATTTAACCCGACAAATGTACGGGTAACTTTCCCTTGATTCCAAATAAATCTTCAACTATTTTTACTTTGTAGATTTGACGCGGTTAAGCGAATGTATATTTTCCCCTGTTAGGGTGAAGTTCAAAGTACATCCGCATCATTATCATGTCGGCAAAGTCTGGGGACCTACCATTGAGAAGTGCCTTTTGTTTTTCTTTGTCAATAACGCGCAACTTTGTATCACCATCGGGCTTCTCCCTGCGTATGGCTTCAAGTTCTTTTATTATCTTATCCTTGTGGTCACATCTGAAGTTAACCTTTGCGCGTTCCACATATTCGGCTAGCTTAAAATAACATTCGTCTTTAGCCTTAACAAATCGCTTTGAGTCGTGTGGCTTGCCGCCATTAAGGAATCCGGTACAACCAAGAGCGTCAACCACACCACCACCTATTCCGTCCTCATCACATATCACGTTTCGAATCTTAACAGAATACTTTTCCATCAGAACACGGATTGAATCCCAAACAACGTTTAAGGGTTGTTTTTCATGGACAATGATTTCAACTAACGTCAGCCCATGCCATGCACCGATAATAGTTTTATCCTTTCCGAAACGTGCGATGTCAGCAGATATATAGTAGTCGCCTTCTCCGGTCTGATCGTTAAAACAAGCCTGTAAATCTTTGTATTGAAACATTGCATCGGGACTTTCATCATAGTACCAGTCGCCATACAACAACCTCCTGCGATCCATTTCAGGAAGCAACATAAGTTCGTCAATGTATTGCTTTGGTGTACGTGGATTATCAGTAGCAAGCGATGGAACGAACGCCATGTTTTCGGGTAGTTCGCCCTTCTCCCACGGTGTGTAAAAGTTCGATCTAAGATGTCCAATGTCGGGATTGCAGGACATCAATAGTTTTGGAAGTATGCCCCCGTTTATATCGCCACAGTGACCACATACCCATGTATCTGGATTGCCTTTATCATCAACAGAAACTACCAAACCATCGTGCAAAGTAGGTTCTCCACACTTTCTGCAATACTTGGTGAGGTCTTGACGAATACGCGTGAAGATAATGTTTACCGCCTTCTCTGTAACCTCTGCGGCTTCTTCAATCGCACCATCCATGTATTGAGATGAACCGAATCTTTGAAAGTTTGGGTCTGATGGATAGTGATACATATCAATAAAGTAAGTTCTGCTTTTATTGTAGAACTCTAAAAACATATCCTGACCATTGTACGTGTACTCTTTTCCCAATCTTAACCCAGCGTTGTTAAGTTGCTGCATGTATTCAGGAACGGTAAACTTTCGGATGTCACCAAGATCATTCCGGCCAATGAAACCAAACGAAGCGGGGTATGCAATTCTTTTTTGAAACTGCCATTGTTGAATTAAAAATGATTTGCCGCCATATACTCCGCCACCATATAACAATTTAGTTACTGGCGACTCTCTCGACAATAACTTAATCGCTAATCTCTGCTGTGGGAAAAATTCAACACTCATACAAGTGAACGAAGATAATCCCTTTCCTGTTCAGTAAGTGGTAACGACTTGTGAAATCGCAGAATCTTTTTGAGGCTGTTCAGACACTTATCACCCTTCAACATTGTGACAGATCCTTTGAGTGGAATTACCTTTCCAAGATCGCGAAATAATAGTTCTGCACCCGTCTCACATCCTTTTCTTTGGTATGGCCTCCAATCACACGCCTCCATTGCATCACGAGAAAAACAATTTATTCCAGGTAAAAGATCAAGTT